CAAACATACGTTTTTACCCGAGCTGGAGCGGGGAACCTCCAGTCGTGGCACCGCCCGTTCAGATAAATCTGTCGGGAAGGATAAGCTAACCTTTAATTGGTTAATGCTCGATCGACCTCATTTAGAGAGAACGGTCGCTGTATTCTCTGACGTTGGTAGTTTAGACGGGTCTCAGCCCTTAGACCTTCAAGTTGGGCAGGCTCCAGGAAGGATTAACCTTCTTCTGATCAATAATCTAACAGAGTTATTGGAGCAAATCTGTAGGTCAGGAAGTTTACCTCTGGCCTTTCTTGGTTCTGGCTTTCGGTGCCCCCATACCTTGCGGAGGGAGCCGAATCAAGCCTACATAGATTTCATGTGTAGGAAACCTGTCACGGTTAAATGTGACGAAGCTGTCCTAAACGCTCTTATCCCTAAGGCGTACCGAAGAGATTTTTCGGCAGCTCTTTCGAAACAGGGAGCTCATCTCTGTACCTGTGGCTTGATCAGCACATTAGATCCGGCCCAAAAGCTTAACAAGATTGTTCTTCGACTTGTTAAGGCTCAGCAAAATATCCTCTTTGAACAGTTGGATATCTTTTCCCGAGCGCTAGATGCTTTTAAAGCGACTATGACCATAATGAAGATCTATTTTCCTAAAATTAGGTCTGTGAATCACCTTTCTTTAAGGAAGGAGGTGACCCTCTTCTATAGAACATGTATGGAACTCTCCTCCCAAGACAAATTGGAGAAGGAGCTAAAGAATGATTTTACGTCAATTTTAGCTCTAGGGACAAAGAAATCAGTTTCTCGGTCCCTAAGTTGTTTTACAGGAAAAATGAAGAAGATCATCTTAAGTGAGACTGTCGGTATGTGGCATGGTGGTAAGAGAGGGCGATATTCTGCAAGTTTTGTTCGAAGCTTGTATGAGTCAAAGCGATGCTGGTTCAAAATGTCCAGCGCACTTCAACAAAAGAGCGAACAATCACATTGCGATATGCTTTGTGGAGAACCTCTAGAGATTGGGGAGACAGCAAGAAAATATATTCGTCTCGCTGTTGACTTGATCTTCCCTCCTTCAGGATCGAAGGGACATGTCACCTATGAACCGGGTGATTGTGTTCCGACATTCAAAGCGAGTTATGACACATACCGCTCTGAGGGTGGAAATCTAGGGGAACTCATGTTAGGATCGCGCTTGTTGAAAAAAGAGAAGATAGAAGATATTGATGAGGGGGA